CGCATAATCGCCCGAGGAGCCGATCTGCGCATAATCGCCCGAGGAGCCGATCTTCGCCGCATAGCCCGAGGAGCCGATCTTCGCACCATAGCCCGAAGAGCCGATCTGCGCCGCATAGCCCGAGGAGCCGATCTTCGCATAATCGCCCGAGGAGCCGATCTGCGCATAATCGCCCGAGGAGCCGATCTGCGCATAATCGCCCGAGGAGCCGATCTGCGCATAATCGCCCGAGGAGCCGATCTTCGCCGCATAGCCAGAGCTTGGTTCCTTACAATCCGCAACCATTTTTTCAACTTCTTTTTTGCTGATTGTGGTTTTCTCAATCACAAAATCTACACATGCTTTTATAAAACCGGAGAGTGACAGCTTTGCCCCAATCTTCAACTTCTTCGTGCAATATTTTTTGTGATCATCCGTTTCCGCTTCATCCAACGCCTCAACTTCTGCGAAATCGTTGAACTCTCCGTCAGCATTGACCAGATCGTAATGATCCAGCACGTCAAACGGATTTTCGCAAAAGTGCATTCCGCTCTTGCAGATTTTAGCATCCTGCTCTTCAAAAACGGTATTCTCCGCATACTGTTTGCCTCGGCAGATCAAGCCGGGATTAAAACCTTTATAACCTTTCATATTCATTCTGATCCCCTCCATCCATCTCGGCTACTATCTCTAACTCTTCAGCAATCATTTCAAAAGTATAAAACATTAACGAATATCCCTCCGGGATGGGTGGCGCAGGAAGGACCGCAACAAGATTTTCATCGCCGGACATGCGATTCCACGGGTTGCCACTTGGAATTAAGAGCCACTGTCCATCTCTTCGCAGCACCATTCGGGTTTGCAGGAGAGGTTTACCATCGTCGCAAACGTAGGGCTTGCTATACAAGTACAGCATAAAATAGAAACCATCAGGCAGATCGCCGATCTGATCAGAAAGGATCCACTCAGCCTGTGCCGATATGCCACCGGCTTTTTCAAATCCAAGAATTTCATTTGGTGTTACGTCGTACATGTTGCAAAGCTTTTTCAGCGAGTGAACTGAATGAGTGAACGTGCTCTCATATTGTTGCGTTTGAGATATCGATACGCCCAACGTTTTTGCCACTTCTTCAATGCTCAGTCCTTTTCTCTCGCGAGTACAACGCAGTGCATAACAGATGCGATAAGTATCAGTTTTTTTATAATCGTCTGTCTCTTTTCGGATAATGGCACAAACTTCCTCGCAGTCAAATCGATGCTCGCAGACTCCACAGCAGGTATAAAAACCGCACTTCTGATGTTCAGGCAACTGCTTTTCTTTACGTGCCTTAATAATATCACCGTGACCACATTCAGCATATGATCCGTCACCGAGCTTCCGCTTATAGCAGGATCGCAACGCAGACGGCGTTTTTTGAAAAGGCTTTTTTCCTGCAGCGATATTATCCAAATAGTCTTGAATTCGGGCGCCGTCAATCATCCACAAGTTTTTCTCATAATGCTCATACAACTCCTGCTGTTGACTTTCCGGCAAGTGAGCCAGCTTGTATGCAGCATTGTCGGAAATTGAAGTTTTGCCTTTGAGTGGGTCTATCAGATTTTTGTCAATAAACTTCGCTCTTGCGATTTGACTTTCTGAGGCTTTAATGAGCTTTGCAACATGGCTACGCATTTTACCTGGCAGCTCAACACCGTTCTTTTGCATTTCCATCAAGATTTTCTCGACTCGCTTTACAGCCTCGATTCTGTCAGCGTATCCGATCTCGCGGGAGTCCGTATTTGTTTTGATGAGCATCAACTCTTCAAGCTCCGGCGATTTCGGTCGAACGATCCTGCACGTAATTGATTTGTATTTTTCAGGTTGCTCTGCAGCCAGTGTTTTTATTGCCTTATGTCGACGATGCCCTGCAATCAATCTGTACCGACCGTTTTCTGCCGGAGCAACGACCGGAGGCTGCAGCAATCCGGCAAGCTTAATAGACTCGCACAGATCCGTGATATCATCCTCGACCTTAAAAAAATTATTTGGGTTCGGATCTATCAGATCGATGCTGATTTCGCACAGCTCGGCGGTGTCCAAGTTGGACATCTTTTTGAGGCCAATCGCTTCGGCAAGGTTAAACGCTGCCATTTTTGAGCCCTCCGCATTTCACAAATTCCGCAACGAAATCACGATAATCACGGGCGGTCGAGCTGTACCGGCTATAATCGCAGATCGGCTCGTGGTACCATGTTGATTCGTCCGCCTTGTCACTTCGGCGGATATGCGTTTCGAAAATCTTAATTCCTCGGTTGCGCAATTCATTTTCTGCCTGTACATTGCTGATGCAGTTATGCCACAGGGTAACAAGCACACCTTCGAGGGCAGCCTTGCCGTTGATCCTTTGCACGGCGGCAAGCTGATCAAGCAGAAATTCCATGCCGTCGACAGAAAAAGCATCGAGTTTGACTGGCACGATCACGCTGTCGGCAGCAGCCAAGGCAGAAATAGCGGAAACGGTGAAGCTTGGTGGACAGTCGATAAGGACAATGTCGTAAGCATCATCCTCGATCAGAGCATCCTTCAGATCTGACAGGGCTTTTCTCGGATCCGTGTCACCTCTGCCACCTGCTAAATCAATGCCGAAAAGGCTGGTATCGCAACCGATGATATGTACACGCTCGTAATCTGTCGCTTGGACAAATTCCTCGTAACAGTTGCACAGACCGCCAAGAATTTCCGTCAAGCCGCCATCTCGGGCGTCGATGTTAAAAAACGTGGTGGCGTTGCCTTGTGGGTCCGCATCGATCAGTAGGACTCGCTGCTGATATGTATCGGCTAATATATGCGCCATATTGCAGGCAGTCATTGTCTTGCCAACGCCACCCTTGACGTTCATGATTGCAATTACTTTCATTTTTGTCCCTCCTCAAACGGCGCCGGAGTATTGTCCGGCAGGATTTGCATTTGTCGCATCTTTTCGAGCCGTTCTTGTTCCTTTCTTTCGCGGCTGATCCGAGCCATATCCGAGTTGAATTTTTGAAAATCCTTAGCTTTGCTGAATCGCTGATACTTGCCATCAAAATCGAGCATCATTCTGAAGCGCTCACCGTCCTTGTTTTTTGCGCATTTAAGTACACGTCTGCTGGCATAGTTTTTTTCGTCTTCGAGGTAGAGCAACAGGACTGCATCAGCATCCTGTTCCAACTGTCCTGACTCTCTCAATGATGTCATATCCGGCGAGGTCTTCCCCTTGCCTTTTTCTGCACCACCTCGATTGAGCTGTGACAGCGCAATTACAGCACAGCCGGTCGATTGTGCGAAACGGTGCAAATCCATCGAAATTTTTGTGACTTTCGTATACTGGTCCGCATTTTTCAATCCTGCATCGAGAAGCTGAAGATAGTCGATAAATATGACTTGGTACTGCTTCGCAGCTGCGAAAGCTGCGATATCAGAGACAGACGGACTGCTATCGACAATCAGATCCATAGGACGCTTGATCTGATTCGCTCCGAAGAAACCATAAACGGAATTCCAATGCTTATCATTTAGGCAATTCTTTTTGATGTTTTCAAACGGTATCTCACAAATATCGGCAATCTGACGATCGGTCAGTTTTTTCTGCTTGGTTTCGAGCGAAAAAAATGCAACTTTCATCGTTTCTGCCATTGCCCAAGCAGTCTGCAGTGCAAAGGCTGTCTTGCCTGCACTCGGTCGACCGCCAAGGACTACAAAATCGCCGGGCTCGACAAAGAGAAGGTCTTTTAATTCCGGAATGTGCCAGGGCAAATATTTCGGTTTTTCGTCCGTATCATGACGGCTGATAAACTCCAAGACAGCCTCCTGCATCGAGATTGCGTGCATGCCGCTTCGATCCGTGTTGAGGCTGACCGCCTTTTCCAAAAGAGCTTGCAGCTCATCGGCATCATCGCTATCTGCCATCATCTGTCCAATTTCCTTGAGCTGTTGCACTTTGGCCTGCTTTTTTGTTAGCGCCATGTAGGACTTGTAACAGGCAGCAGTCGGCGTAATCTCCATCAGGTCTAATAAGTATTTCGTCATATCGGGACCAAGCTTGTCCCGAATTGTTATGGGATCAACCGGCATTCCCTGTGTAAAAATATGGCGAATTGCTTGATAGACCATCAGTGTTGGACCGTTGAAATCAGTGTCTCGCATTTGAGATAAAACATCGGGCACAATTTTGTTGTCAATCAGCATTGAGCCAACAACCCCCTGCTGAGCCTCAAGCCAATCTTGTACTGCTATACCCATTTTTCGCCACCATCCTCTCCTTGGAAATCGTCACTTTGGCTTAACGCCTCAGACAACTCGTCCTCTTTGAGCGCATATACGGTGTCCCAGCAACGCTCGATTGCTTTATCCAGCAGGGCAATCACGACGGGCAGCCTGCCATCGCTAAACCGAATCAGCTTATTAGTGATCGTTGTGACAGCACGACCAACCGGTACTGGATTTGATTTCTTTCCCTCTTTGGTCGGGTGCAAACGGCTATCGCAGAAGGCCATTAAAGCGGGGATAAGATCAAGCTCGGCGTCATCACCGAAAGTGTCCCTCGCCCATTTTTTGAACTGTTCCCTCGCAGCTCCGTCAATGATGGGTTTCTCGCGTGCGTGCGCGCACGTACTCTCTTTCTTAGTTATTATATTATCATTAATGTCCTGACTGACAATTTTGTCAGTCAGGCTGGACTTTTTTGTCAGTTGGCTGGACTTTTTTGTCATGTGGGTTAACATGTCATTTTCTGCTTCCGGGAACCCACATCCGACATAAATTCTTCGTCCACTGATATGTCCGAGGCCGTCTCTTTGTAGCGTGACTTTGATAAAACCGAGCTTTTCAAGCTGAGTGATCAGCCGAGCTATCGATCTCTCGGTCATCTTGTATTGTTCTGCGAAATACGAATTATGCGCCCAGCAATACCCTCGGCTATTACTGAGAGCTCTGATCTCTCCATACATCAGTTTAGCATTGGCAGTGAGATCTTCGCAGTATCGCACCGGTCCGGGAATTACCGCATCAAATGCCGGTTCCCGACCTTGCTCGCCGTACCGTTCACTCAATCCAAACACCGCCTTCCGCAATCGCTTCACCGACAATACGGCGAGCGTCTTCGCTCAGCATTGCATGATCGCACAGTGCCGCAACTGCAATTATAACAGCAGCTTCGTTTGGCGTAGCGCCTTCATTTTTTACCTCGACTTCTGCCTCATTTCCGTCGAGGTTTACTCTAATAGCAAATTTCACTTCCATTATAAAATCCCCCTAACTAATACTGGAGGATGCGGCAGGAATCGAACCTGCGAGACACGGCTATGCTCACCGTGCCGAGTGCCACACTCAGCGCATCCATATGATGCCCTCTAAAAGAGGGCGAAATGGGGAGGATCGCCGTAGATCCTCATTGCGGAAGCTCCGATCACAAACGGCGCTCCTTGGGGGAAAGGAAGTAGAAAACCCTCGCCCCATTTTTTCGAATGTTCGGGACATCGCCGGATGTTCCCGAGGGAACACCCGCATTAAAATACGATATTAAGTTAGAGGGGTCGAGTGCCGAAAGGAAGCACCCGGCGATGCCCCGAACGTTTAGCGTTTCTTTCCTCGTACGATCATCAATATTTCCTCATCGGAAAGATTTGCAGCCTCCGTCAGTTTTTGGAAATACGACAAGCTCATTTTACCGCAATCTGACTTCCATTTTGCGATCGTAATCGGAGTGACGCCAATATAAGCCGCAAGGTCTTGATGATCTACGCCCTTTGCTTTACGAGTCAACAGGGCTGCATTAAATTGAGCTTGCCGATAAGCGGCTTTATCCAATTCCCTTTGCAATGCTGTTAACAGGACTTTTGGCACGTAGGTCACCTCCTTACGACTTTTTAGATTGATTACTGTAATTTCTTAGCGATCGCCTGCAACTGGTGGGCAATCTGACTGATCTGCCCGAGCTGTTGCAACAGCTTATTTAGCGTTGGCTGTTCTTCTTCACTGATAATTCCGTCAGCAGAGATGTCCAGCAGGGACTCTCTGATATTTTCTGCATTGCGCAGGGCGATTGCCGCCTGCACCGCAAGCTGCTCAATGTTGGAGGCTTGACACGATGGCAACAGTGTGCCCATGCAACGCCCGATCTGACAGTCGTGCGAGCAGTAATGATGCAGCAGCTCCGGCGCATTATACGCATCTGCCAGCATGCGCACCTCGTCGGGATAAGGCGTGATCGCGTCGAGTTCGATCCGTGCAAGCCTTGTTCGCTCAATTCCCGTGATGTCTGCGGCGCCTTCTCGGCTACTCAAATCATCATTGCACTCTGCGGCGCTGATCCGTGCGATATAATAGGGATTCTGCAGCGCCTTTGTGGCTTTTCCCATCTCGTAAAACCTCCCTTTTCATGAAATAATATGCTTAGATACTGGCACTAATTTATGAGAGCTCGAAATCAAGAACCTTGTCGATGGCTGCTCTTAGTTCCTCAGAACGAGAGCCTCGATATCCGTGGAGCAGCCCTGATACCGTCGCTCGGCAAGTCTTTATACCCCTTCCTTTGAGTATTTCAACAAGATCGTTTGCGGTAAGCCCTAATTCGAGCAACCGGATCTTGACCTTCTTCCCCCATGGGGTGAGTGGATGATTTTTCGCCATAGAAACACCTCCTTCATTGACAAAATTGCATTTGTGGTGTATATTTATTTTGCGACATTGTTTGCAGACGTTAACAGAGGGTGATGCGATGGAAAATTATCTTGCGATGGTTTCAAGCGTGGCTGCAGTGCTTTCCGCTTTCGGCGCATTTCTTGCCGTTTGGACAAGTAGAAAAAACGCAACGCAGCAGGCGTTCTTTTTGAAAAAAGCCCAGGTCTACGACGATTTTTTAAAAGCCTTTTCCGCAGTTGTGTACGATCATACGAACAACAGCAAGAGGGGTATACTGACCTGTGCATTTTATAGTGCTTGCCTCTACGCTCCGGAAGATTTGACTCCGAAGCTGAACAAGCTCGTAAACCGCGTGTATGCGGCTGAATCACATCAGAATTTTGTTGGCTTGGAACCAGCGGTAGATGAACTGTTGCAGCTTCTTTCGAGTGATCTTCATGCTGCGTGGAAAAAATAGGTTTAAGACCGTTGCCCAATATTCTTATGGACGGCGCTGCAGAACGCCGGCGCCGATAGCTCCAACGCCAACATAGCTGTTCGATAATATCAAGCAATTTATCTGCAGCTAAGGCCATGATAAGTGGAGCGCCTGCACCGAGCAGTATGCCAAAGTGAATGGCGATTTGAGTTTCCATAATAAATTTCTCACTGAGTGGTGTCCAACTTGGACACCAGATTAGATTTGTATGAAGATATGCGACATTGTTTGTAACTGCAGTATAATTCGAAAAAACGAATTTGTCAAGCGTTAAAAATACACAAAATCGAATTTTATACATATTTCACAATTCGAAAGGGCGAATCTTATGTTTTTTGACCAACTCAAACAGTTGTGTGCGATGAAGGGAACAACTCCTACAGCTTTGGCTCGCGATCTTGGAATCAGCACATCGAACGTGACTTCGTGGAAGAATGGATCGAGTCCTAAACTGGATATGGTTTTGCGATTGGCCAGTGCATTGGATGTCCCAATCGGTTATTTTGCCGGCGAGGATGATGCGGAGATTCGCAAGTCCTCGGAGTTAAGTGAGGACGAGGCAGAACTGCTTGACGTTTACAGGCAGCTTCGGATATCGGGAAAACGTCAAATATTTGGGAAAGCATATGAGCTTCTCGATGCCCAGAAAACACCCCCGGAAGGTGGCGAAGATGACTCGTCGCCTGACATTGGTGTGGTTGCTCCTATATTGGAGCGAAGAATAAAAAAATAGGGTGTCCAATTTGGACACCGAAAGAGGTAGCCTTATGAAAGAATTGAATGAATACAGGGGCTTTATGCAACGAGAGGAATTGCATAAAGCGCTAAATACACTCGTCGGGATACTCGAAGGTGTTGCCGCAGACGGAAATGTAACTGAGGCAGAGAGCGAGGAGGTAAAGAATTGGTATGATTTGCACCGTTCATTGCTTGATGTTCATCCCTTTAATCAAATTTTCCCTTTAATTGAAACAGCCTTTGCTGATGGTCACATAGATATTGAGGAAGCTCAGGATGTACTATGGCTATGTCGAAAGTTTACAGATGAAGATGCATACGGTCTATATTTTAACTTGGTCACAAGCAAAATTCAGAAGCTTGAGGGAATGTTGCAGGGTATGTTGTCAGACGGGGCTATCAGCGATAGTGAACTGAAACAGCTCAATGATTGGCTTAACGAGAATGATGATCTAAGTGGTACATATCCTTTTGATGAAATTTACAGTTTACTTTTGTGCGCAAAAGAAGATGGCGTAATTTCAGACGATGAACGGAATATGCTTAAAGCTTTTTTTGCCAACTTCGTGGACACTCGTGAGTCATACAATATCCACGAGGATGAAGTCAAGAAGTTGCAAGAGGAATATTGTGTGAATGGTATATGCGCAATTTGTCCGGAGATCACATTCGAGAATAAAAACTTCTGCTTCACCGGAGAGTCTAAAAGAGCAGAACGATATGAGATCGCTGCACTTGTAGAGAAAAAAGGGGCGCATTTCTTTAATGGGGTCAGTCGAAAGATAGACTATTTGGTGGTCGGCGGGAACGGAAATCCATGCTGGGCATTCTCTTGTTATGGTCGAAAGGTTGAGCAAGCAATGCAGCTCCGTAAGCAAGGATATAAAATAATAATCGTCCACGAGAACGATTTTTGGGACGAAGTATAAGGTCTTGCTCTTGCTGACGAGGTGCTTCTAATGTGTTCAATCATAGTTTTTTGGGTTATTGCTTTGATCGTCCTTGCTGTCATTGCGTATTGTTTTTTTGGTTGGATAGGAGTAGTCGGAATTATCATAATTTTGGTGGTATCCTGGCTTTCAAAACCCAAAGAAACAACCAAGGAAGATACCAAGGATACGCCGCAAGCTTTACGACAGGAAAATGCGCAAGTAAATATCCCAGTTAAAAGAGATACGGAGTTCTTAAATGAGATTGCTTCAATTCCCTCTGCAGAAATTGTTTTAGGAGGTCCCAAAATTTCTGCACGAACCCTTGATGATCTACCATCAATTAAGTTCAATAACATCACAATAAAGACTAATTTGAACACAATTTCGGATTATGTTGTTGTTGACATAGAAACTACTGGGGTTACCCCAGATTCGAAGATCGTGGAATTATCTGCGATTCGTTTCGAAAACTTTCAACCGGTAGAGAAGTTTAGCACTCTGATCAACCCTGAATGTGCGATTCCTTGGCAGGCGACCATAGTAAACAATATTACAGATGCTATGGTAGCAAATGCCCCCAAAATAGAAGAAGTAATATCATCGTACCAAGATTTCATTGGTGCAAGAACCATAGTTGGTCACAATTTGTTGTTTGATCTGAAGTTCCTCTATGTTGCTGGACTTGATTTTGCTCTTCCGAAACAGCGACTCTATGACACACTAAAATTAGCAAAAACGGTTTTGCCACGAACCTGCTACGCAGGAGACAAGGAGAAATCTGTAAAAAATTACAAATTAGGGACTCTATGTGACTATTATGCTATCAATGTCTCGCAAGCACATAGGGCTTGCTCAGATTGCCTTGCTACCGGAAAACTGTTTGAAAAATTGGCAAAGGCAAAAATGCAATAAGGTGTCCAACTTGGACACGATAGAAAAACCGCCCCCATTCGGAGGCGGTATGCTTTAAGCATCAGCAAGGTTCAGTTCGTTTTTCAATGCCTTCTGTAATACTGCGGAAACGTTAATGCCGGCGCGTTCTGCTGCAGCATCGAGCCAGCAGGGGAGCGAAACATTGCGGCGGACAGTTCTCATGTCATGCCTGCGCCGATAGTCTGTAAAATCAACATCAACATAAGCAAGAATGTCACAATCCTCAAGCGTTAACTGCGCAGAGGGTGAAGGTTTTGGCAAAGCTTCGCCATCCTCTTCCATGTCAATTCCCATGAGGCCGATGGCGTCACGTGCCATCATGATTGCTTCTGCAAAATCAATTCCTTGCGTATTGATCTGAAAGTCCGGGATATATCCGACAAAGCAACCGTCGGACTTCTGAAAAATCACCGGATAAACCTCCTTCATAATAATACCCCTTTCTCATTTAATCAAGGTTTGCCTTTCTGATTTATATTTCCCGAAGGGTGGGGACTTATTTCAGTCCCCGTCTTCGGATGATTGTTTTTGCCAAGAGTTCTGCAATTTCCTTGTGCCTCGGAACGGCCTCTCGATCTTTGCCGTTGGTGTAGATGTCGTGATCTCCACCGTGCCGCTTTAGGTACCAACCATTCCGCTCAAGGATTTCTATGAGGTCTTTTCTTTTCATATATCGACCTCCTTTCTGTTAATATTATACACATTATTTACACATTTGTCAATACCTAAATACACATTTTTTACACAAAAATTACGGGAGGGCTTATGAAGATCCCAAAAGCTATACAGCTAAAAAATGGAGAGTGGGTTGTCAGGCTTCGTCTTGACGGACAGCCAATCCACGTAAAGAATTACAACAAGTCTAAAGCGGAAAAAGAAGCACAGCTCATCAAGGCAGAATACGAAAAATCAAAACACCTTGAGCAACGCTTGATTAAACAGCCGACGCTGCGAGTTGCGATCGATCTCTACATCGCCGAGCGGCAAAACAGCGTCTCACCTGCCACCATCCGCACCTACCGGACAATCCAAAAATGCCGTTTTCAAAGCGTCATGGATCGCCGTTTGGAGACGATCCATGAAAGTGAGTGGCAAGGCATTATAGATGACGAGTATGCCCGACTATCTGCAAAAACGGTAAAAACCTCATGGGGCTTAATCAAATCAGTCCTTGACGCAAATAAAATGCCATATCCCAAAAAGCTCACCTTACTCCGTGAGGCATCAAAAAAAGAAGCCTCGTGGCTCGAACCGGATGATATCAAAAAATTTGTAAAAGCAGCAAAAGACGACCCATACTGCATCCCGATGCTCTTGGCGTTGATGTCGATGCGCATCGCCGAGATTGATGCGCTACGCTGGGAAGACATCTCCCCTAATGCTGATTTTATCCAAACGAACGGAACACGGGTAATGGACGAGCATCACCATTGGGTACAAAAGGATCTGGAAAAAACAAGGGAATCCTCCAGAAATGTACCTCTCCTGATTCCGGAGCTGCGAGAAGCAATTAAGCAACAGCATAAGGGCACCGGAAAACTGCTTGATGCCCATCAGATGACTCTGCGCCGTGCAGTAGAGCGCACCTGCAAAAAAGCCGGTGTGCCGGTTGTAACCGTCCACCAACTTCGGCATAGCTTTGCATCATTATCTGCGCATTTAAGGATTCCAAAAGAAATCAGTATGGAAATCGGTGGTTGGTCGAACGATAAGACTATGGATGCAATTTATACGCACATCTGCAGATCTGATATAGAGCGTTACAAAAACGAAATGTGGCAATTTTACAACAAAACAAAAGCTGCAAAAAAATAAACCATCGATGAACCGAAATGCAGCAAAAAAACTTGTTCCCGATTGCAAATGCGATTGCAAATTTCTTAAATAATTGTTTTAGCGATTAAATAATTGTTTTAGAAAGTTGGATTTTTGCTCCAAACTAAAATCGTTCAAAAAGCCTCCAAACCATTGAAAATACAAGAAAATCCCGTATTTCTCAAGAAATACGGGATTAAACTTTTTGGCGGAGTGAGAGAGATTTGAACTCTCGCGTGCTTTTTAGACACCTACTCCCTTAGCAGGGGAGCCCCTTCGGCCTCTTGGGTATCACTCCGAATCAAAAGCTACAATATTCATTTTGGAGAGTGGCGGAGAGAGTGGGATTCGAACCCACGGCGCATTGCTGCGTCACTGGTTTTCAAGACCAGCTCCTTAAACCGCTCGGACATCTCTCCGAATCAAGCGTAGATATTCTATCATGCAAATTCAATTTTGTCAACCATTAAAGTGTAATTTTTCTTTTTTCTTTCAAAATCATTTCGCTGACCCGAAAAAACAGGATGCCACTTAGGATGACCGGCCACAAACCGGCATGCCAAACACAGGTCAAATAGCAAGAAGCAGCAAGTATGCCGCTGATACAAAGCAAGCCAATTACGTGCTCTAAAATCTCAGCTGCAACGGAAGGCAGCATTATGTGAAGCATGGCGTGTAGAATGCGCCCACCATCGAGCGGATAGATCGGCAGTAAATTATATGCGACCAAGACAAAATTCATAAATGCAAGATTCGGATTTGTTTTTGAGGAAAAGAAAAGCAACATAAGATTGACCAATGGTCCGGAAATGGCAACAAGAATTTCTTGAAAATATGACATCGGAGCGGACGCGATCTCAGCCCCACTCATGCGTAGCTTAATGCTATGTATCTCAACTTTGTACAAGCGCAGCGTAATCAGATGCCCCATTTCATGGAGGATACCCGACAGCAAAAAAGGGCTAAAGGTGTGCAATGGATCAAAATAGTAGTATGCACATAAAAATGCAACAAACGCCGGAGAAACGTCAATCCGTTTGCGCATTGAACAAGCCATCGCAAAAAACCTCCATTGCTTTTTTCGCACCTTCTCCATTGTTGAAAGCATCGTACATTTCCGAAAATGCGGCAGCCACACCCGAATCACGAGTTCCACCGATCCACTCCCCTATTGCTTTGCCTATTTCTGGCACAAACTTTTTCAGCGCGAAAAAAATTGCGATCAGAAAGATACACTGCACGAGTTTTCTCCTTAAAAAACGGAACACAAAGCTCACCTCGCAGATATTTTATGGTGTTTTTGCTAAATTTATTCTTTTATGCTTGACAAATCGAAAAAGCGTGATATAATATCAATGCTTTCGGGGTGTGGCGAAGTTTGGTATCGCGCTTGGTTCGGGACCAAGAGGCCTCGGGTTCAAATCCCGACACTCCGACCAAAAGAATTACCCAGTATTCGTTATGAGTACTGGGTATTTTCTTTATATTTGACAGTGTTTTGTTGTTGAATTGTTGAAAAATAGGAAACAGAGCTTCTTCTGTTTCCCTTTTATTTTCCCTTGCAGATCAATCGAGCGAATCCATATAATTAGTCATTACCTGCTTGTGCATTTTTCGCTCGCAAGCGTATTCTAAATTCATCAAATAGCGTTCTTGTATGCTCATTCCGGTACGCCGGAAAGTGCCGGAGCCTACACCATGATAACAGTCGAAGTCAATAAATGATGTTAGCTGTTGCGCCTTAGGACTACGGCGAATCGTGCGTAATGCTTTACTCTCACGCTGCTTTACCGTTTGTGGATAAACGCCGACACATTGCGCAATCTCTGCAAAACTCAAACTGTCATAATAATGCAGCCGCAAAACCTCACTCTGGTCCTCGGGTAAGGTTGACAGTGTTTCTTCCAATGCCTCATGAAGCTGCACTTGAAATAGCTTTTCCTCTTGTGCTAATAGTTCCGCTTCGCCGTATGGATCCGCAACGGATTCACCTAACGTCAGATCATCGTCTATCTGCAACGGAGCATCCAGGCTTACCGCGTCATGCAACGGGTCATCCTTGTGCGCCCGTAAGCCGTAGGTATCAAGAAAGGCTTTTTTGAGATACATGGTAAGCCATGTTGTAAACGCACTCACCGGCTGAAAGGTTTTGACCGCCTCTGCGAATGCAATATACCCACTACTGATTAGGTCATCCACCGTCACGCCACGCGCACCATCGAAGCGAAATACCCACTTGTGCGCCATCTTATAGACCCAACGCTTAATCTGTTCCCACAACTGAGGCATAAGCTCCGCTTCACCCTTCTGAATTTTCATAGCAAGCTCTTCATTCGTCATAACAAACCTCCGCTATAGATGAATTGCCCGACACAGTTCACACCATGCCGGGCAGAAAAGGAGGATAAATTACACAGATTACTCTGCAGTAATTTCCTGATAATAAATAGCCTTCGCCTTGTTTTCGAGGACAAATGCATCATAGACAATTCGTCCTTCGACCAAGGATCCGGAAATGCCGGGAGGATTTTCATGTACAGTATAATCCTCCAGTTTGACAGGGGCAACGGTTGCGCAGAGGTGAGCGATCATAAATCCGAACTTTGCCGGCAAACGGTTTGCAGGGATCTTCTGTACGCTCATACCATCGAGCATAGCGATCACACCTTTAAGGCGCAGATCGTTACCAATGTCCGTCTCCATGGCGATGTCCTTGCACTTCTTCATCAGTGCATATGTTGTCGGAGTAACAACAAGTACACGATCGGTTTCAGGGACCTGTGCATCATCCAGGGACTTGGAGCCGTTGAGAATTTCGGAATAGATGTTTTCCGGAGTAAGTGCAATTGCCTCCGGTTTTGTGTCGGCCTTTTCGCACATGACACCGTAAGTGTAAGTGTCTACCTCAGGGATCGTTACTTCCCTATTCTGCCGTGCAAGTGCCGAAGCTGCAGCAACCTGCTGTGCGGTTTCGTCACCATCGAGCTTGTCAATCGCAAAAGTGAAGGAACGATCTTTTTTCAATGCCATTCGCTCAGTTGTTGCCGACAGGCTCTCTACAGCACCGTAACGACTCCAGTTACCTTCACCGGGGCCCGAACGTCCGTAGTCGTTCATTGCGGCGGTAGTGACCTTGTAGATTTTTACGGCATGTGCGCCGTCCCAGTCGAAGTCCTGGTTCGTTAAAAGCTCTTTCTTGCTCTCTGTAGCGAATTGTTCGTCTACATGAGGTAAAAATTTTTCAGTTAGCTCAATAGCCATAGTAGATTAACTCCTTTGCTTCAATTTGAAAGCATCGGCAATCTGACTTTCTGAAGGATTGGAGAAGTCGCTGCTTTGATGGCTCATTCCGGTACGCATACGAACACCTGAACTTTGATTGCTTGCACCCTGGGAAGCAAATCCGGCCTCACGGAGCTTTTCCACGCTTGCCTTAAATTTATCAGGATCGTTGGTATCCAGTATATCCAAAAGAACCGAATCACCGCCGGTATCAAGCAAATACTCTCTGCATGCAAGCTTTGACTCTCGTGCAGCGAGCTCTTGCTCCTTTACGCTCGGGTTATTATGCTTCGCACGTTCCTTTGCAAGCCGCTCTGAAACGATACGGTTAACTTCTTCTTGGGTAAAAGTCTTATTGCCCTGACCCTCGTTATCCTCCGGGGTGGAGTTGTTGGGCTGCTGCTCGATGCTCTTATCGTCGATCTGTTCGCTCATAATAGGTACCTCCGTTTTACGCCTTGAGTGCGGCTAAATAGCAAAAAGGACATGGTAACAGAACGAATCTGCTTCCCATGTCCATATAGACTAACCACACAAGAATTGCGTAGCGGTACTCTGCTTATTCAGTTGTTGCGGTACCAAATCCAATTCGCCCATATTATAGCACAGAAAACGGCCGTTTGTCAACAACTACGCTATGTCTGAATGTTAGGTTTTGTTAAGTTTTCCGCCTACAGCCTCCAAAAGAGAAAGCAGCAGGCGGCATTTTAGTTTTTGGTTTTTTTCTGAGTGTTTGCGTAAATGTGAAGGAACGGAGGGTGACGATCGCTGTAGCGCACATCAACACCGCCACAGATCGAGCTGACAAAGCGGATGATCAGCAAAGCCGTCTCCTTCTCCTCAGGCTTGTATGTAATTTTAACCTTCATAACTCTCCCTCCTGCACTCTGCGCAAAGCGAGGATATCAATTTCCAATGCTTGCTCCCCCATTATAACCATTCATATAGGCATCTTTCATCAGAAGTACAACAGAGTCAAAGTCATGATCCTCGCCAAACGCCTGGATCCCCCATGCAGTAAAACTATCGTCATCCGCTGCAGGCCGTCCGGCTGTTGCATCCTCACGGCCTCTCTGCTCAAATTCTGCCGATATCTTTTCGAGCCCTCGTGCAAAGCGATACAGAGCCGACTCATTTACCTGATTTCCGTTACGCTTTCTCTTTGCCACAAACTCCGGTACATACTTCGTAAATTTCATACTTGACAATCCTCCTCGTTTTTTGATAAAATGGAGGTGGATCCGTGGTCTGGTAAATCACTATCCACCTTGCCGCTCTCGATGTTGGTAGCATCGGGGGCGGCTCTCTCTTTTTGGCAATCGCAGACTTCGCCTGGATCTAAGTGACAACCGCAATACGGGCATACTCTGTAATAGCTCATACAAAATAGCCCCCGAAAATATTATCAAGAAAAACCTCGGTAAAGATCAACTCGTTTTCGGTCATGCAGGACAGCAGCCGGAAGATCTTCATATGGTCTGCAAGCCTTGCCGTCTGCTCTCCCGTTATGGAATTGTGAAAATCAACGAATTTCTGACAAGCCGCCTCGTTTCTTTCCATCTCTGCACAATGCTTTTCAAGCTCGTCCATCGGTGCATCAAGCAGTACATTCGCATAAGCGGCTAAGTTCTGATTGATTGCAGTATTTTCTTCTTTCATTGGTTATAACCTCCTATAAATTTATTTGATTTCGTAAGCGGTAATTTTTCGCCTTGTCTTTTCGAATATTCAGCGGTGCGGATCGTTCGTATAGCCTACCGCCGATAGCTTCATCAATATCGAGTATTTCGATCGCTGTAAACTCACTTGAAATAATCGTCACCATTTCGGGATTGTTGTAGCGGTAATTCAGAATTTCAAAGGCGATATTTACATCTGCGCTTGTGGGGCGTTGCTCGCTTCCATCGAGATTTTTGCCCGTCTTGAACAAATCATCTATGTAGAGAACTTTCGCCTTTTTGAAGCCGTTTATAAGGCTCTCTCGCTGTTCGAGCGTAAGATCTCGCACTTTCAGCTTCATGACCGCATCACGCCATTGCATATACTGTACCTCTTGACCGGATAGCAACAGCTCTCTACAAATGGCGGTACATAGATGCGTTTTACCGCAGCCGGATTGACCGCCGATAAAGAACCATCCTTGCGGAGCTTTGGCGAAGTCCTGCGCCGCTTGCTTTACGGTCTTCTGCCATTCCTCCGTAGCGATCCATTTTGCAAAAGATATTGACATTATATCTTTTATTCCGCTACACTTTGCCCTCATGATAGAACGCCGTGTAGGCGCACATTTGCAATCATAAGCCGTCCTGTACGAAAGTCCGTTTTTCTTTACGATCTTGTAAAACTCGCCACGGTTCATACACTCAGCGCAGTCATAGCCGTCTCTTTCGTTGAGATGTCCCGGCGTTTTGTTCAACTGGTCTACTTGCCACTGCTCATATTCATCCTGAGACATTTGCTCAAAGGTCAATTCCTTTCGAGAGGTCCCATCCATCGCCATTGATTCTGTTATTGCTTCCACTCTTGGTATCACCCCTTCCGTTGTCAAATTGATTGCTCTCCCAGGTTCTGACAGCGGCCTTCCAGTCCTTCATTTTGGACTTACCGACCATCCATCCGTTAGCGGTGTAGTAATCGACAAAGCGCACAGGATCGACGCTGTTGCCTCGTTCCTTGCAATATTCCCTAACTTCATCCACAGACGGAGGAAAAAAGCGGTTGTGCGGCGGCTTAGCCGCCTTATTACCCTCTCCTTTTGTTTCTGCATCTGCATCTGCTTCTGCTTCTGTAGACACCCCTATAGGGTGGCATAGGGGGGCTATAGGGGTGGTATGAGAATCATTATCAAACTCATAATCATTTTCTGAATCATAATCAGAATCTAAATCAAAATCATAATCCTGCTTGTTTTTAGGTTGTGTCTTTTGGTTGTTTTTAGGTTGTTTTCGAGCATTCTGATTTCCAACGGGTGCGCCACCTTTCTTGCCGTTCGAAATGCTAGCGCGATATCGTTTGTTCGATGAATCAATATTTGGGCGCATCAAAATAAACAGACTATTCGCAACCGGCGATAAATTTTCCGGCTCCTTATCCTTCAAGCTATATTCACAAATGGAATCATATAGGGCGAGCCGTTCAGCATCGGGTAAGATTTTCATAGATTCGTAGAATGATTCTTGAATAAGCGCAGCCTTGCTCAACAGTCAGTCTCCATCCTGTACCGCATTGGATGCCATCTGTTCTTCCATTGCAAGATATTCTTCTGCGACAAGCTCGTTATATGCCTGGTTCAGATCAATGGTGATGATCGTCTTATGTACCTCACCGATCTGCAGCACACGGAAGCCCTGACGGTTATACAGACGGTAGATAATATCTTCATCGCCCAAGCCGACCATTGCGCCGGCCTGCAGCTTTGCCTTTTCCATGATGATAGTATCATCCATCTTTTCGCCCGTGCGCTCGTCACGGATTTTCACGGAATATGCACGGACAGGGATTTTAATTTCAGACTTCATAGTTATACCAACCTTTCTCTGCTTGTTCTTCTACCCAAATGGGCAACTTCTTTGCGGATACCAGCACACGCTTACCGACACGGATAGCCGGAAAGCCTTTGATCCTTGCGAGCTGATACATTTTTGACGTGCTAACTCCGACAAGCTCAGCCGCTTCGGCGATGGTCAGAGTCAGCTTTTCACGCTTGATTACAGTTTCCATTGATTACTCCTCCTTCATGATTTCGGCAACCGACACGCCTAAACCTTCGGCGATGCGTGCAGCTGTTTCAGGGCGGCAAGTGCCACGGGTTAATACGGTGCTAAGATTGTTAGCCTGCATTCCCATCTTCTCAGCAAGGGCTTTCGTAGTCAAGCCGTTTAGCGCCATGCAAACCTTGATTTTGCGTTTATCAAATTCCATTCGTTTGTACACCTCCTTAATTTTTTTCACATTCGTTTGAATGTGTTTTTATAATAGCATACTCATTTGAATATGTCAATAGGGAAAATATATATTTTTGATTGCTTTTTTGAATTTTTCTGCTATAATAGACATTGGGTGATTAACAATGACTATAGGTGAACGAATAAAGGAAGCTCGAAAATACCGCAATATGACACAAAAGCAGCTTGCTGATGCTGCTGAAGTAGCAACCGGGACTATTCAACAATATGAGTTAGGCAAACGAGAGCCACGCTATGAAATCTTAGTAAGATTAGCAAGTGCCTTAAATTTTTCCGTTTCAGCTTTATGCAATAGTGAGCCTTATTCAATAAGAGATTTAGCTCCCGAAGTCATTAGTGATGAAATTAACAAATCTCGCTATTTTGATATGTACCTCAGCTCCCTAGGTTTTCAGGTTTTTGAAGATTCTGGCCTTGGATCTCTTGGCTATGATTTTCTTGAAGAGTATTCGTATGATGGCCAGAATGATCACACTTTAATTGTAGATCACAATCGAGGCAAGTTATATCTTCTCGACAGTGCCCAATATGAATATGCAATTCAGCATAGCGTTGAAACATATACAAAGTTTTTTATTGACGATCTAATTGCTAAAGGTATCGAGGTATATGACGACGGCACTGGAGGATGGTTGAAAGCCGATCCCCGTAAAGGGCAACAAGAAGAATTTAGAAATTCAATCGGTAAGCCCAAAGCAACAGAAAAGCCGCCCCAGGACTAACCCGAAGCGGCGTAAACGCATAAAAAGACCGTGCAGGAGCGGCAACTCCGACACGGTCGATGCAACACAAATACCCAGACGATCAAATCATAAGCACCAGTGCGCCCTTGTATTATAATTCCTTTCGGGCGCATTGTCAAGAAAGGAGTTTATTTTTTTATGGCAAGAAGAGCAGCGGCCGGAACCGGCACGATCCGCAAAAAGACCGTCACACGTAACGGCAAGGAGTATGTTTACTGGGAAGCTCGCTACACAACCGGCTATGATCCCGGTACCGGAAAGCAGATCCAGCGCAGCATCAGCGGCAAAACGCAGAAAGAGGTAGCACAGAAGCTGAAGGCGGCAACCGCTGCCATAGATGCAGGAACCTATACGGCCCCGAGCAAAATGACCGTAGGGCAATGGCTCGACATATGGACAGCGGAATACCTCGGAGGCGTAAAGCCTCGGACGGTCGAATCATATCAGATCATTGTGAAGAACCACCTCAAACCCGGCTTAGGTGCGATTCGCCTGGATATGCTGAATGCGCACACCGTCCAGAGCTTTTATAATGGCCTTGGTGAAGCGAAAAGAGGCACAGCGGCATTATCCCCCAAGACGATCAAAAACGTTCACGGCATCCTCCATAAAGCCTTACAACAGGCGGTAGCAAATGGCTACATTCGTTTCAATCCTACAGATGCTTGCATTCTTCCTCGTGTAATCCGTAAAGAGCTTACGCCACTTGACGAAGGGCAGATAAGCGCATTCTTAAAGGCTATCCAAGGGCACAAATACGAAGAGCTGTTCACAGTTGCCCTGTTTACTGGAATGCGTGAGGGTGAGGTTTTAGGGCTGCTGTGGGAGTGTGTAGATCTTAACAAAGGCTCGATCACCATCAACAAACAGCTTCAGAAGGTAGTCGGAAAGAAAGATACATACCAGCTCACATCACCAAAAAATAGTAAGGGAAGAACTATCACAGCAGCCCCCTTTGTAGTTACTGTCCTGCACCACGCAAAGCGAAAGCAATTAGAGAACCGCTTGCGCTACGGCGAATGCTGGGCAGATACGGGCTTTGTTTTTACCGATGAATTAGGACAGCATCTAAAACCCAAAACCATCTACAGCGCATTTAAGAAGGTCGTAGAAGCCATAGGAAGCCCTGCAACACGCTTTCACGATCTGCGCCATTCTTATGCCGTAGCCTCGATCCGCTCCGGTGACGATATAAAAACGGTGCAAGAGAACTTAGGCCACGCAACCGCCGCTTTTACATTAGACGTGTACGGCCATGTGACGGAGCAAATGAAAAGAGAAAGTGCCACCAGGATGGAGCAGTTTATAAGGGCAGTAAATAAATAAAAAGCGGCCTTCTTTTCCCTTGTTTTTTCCCTTTTTCGCTTCCGGATTCTTAATTCATCCATGCAAGCAATATCAAAATTTGTGTCCATGCGTGCAAAAAACAGCGTAAATCTAAACCGATACAGAAAATAACTGTAATTCAAATCCCGACACTCCGACCATGTAAAAAAGCACGCTTCGGCGTGCTTTTTTGCATATCCATGTCTCATAGAAATAAATATCGATTATAAACGGAAGAACAGCAATGAATAACATAGAAGTATTTAACGAAACAATAACCGTAATTAAAACGGACGAGTTTTTATCCACGGCTACCCTGACAGCAATTCAAAACACATCAGTTTATGCGAATCACAAAAACAGCCCAAGCTTTCTTCAAAAGTACATTTCGAAGAAAGCCTAACATTGATCGAAGCTGAAAAAACCGTATCATGCGAAAGGAAAACAGCTGTATTAAACTTCGCCAACCCTATTGAACCTGGTGGCGGGGTTTTGCGTGGCGCAAAAGCGCAAGAGGAATACTTGTGCAGAGCATCCTTGTCTAATTTCAGCGCAAGCACAGCCTTTCTATAAATATCATAAATAGCAGATAAGCAAGTCGCTATAGATGGCGGATGTTTGAAAGACATTCTTAAAAAGCGGATAAAAAATTTATTTGAAGTTTGTATTGAAAATGACATTCAGGCACTTATTTTAGGCGCTTTCGGGTGCGGCGCATTTCGTAATCCCCCTGACATAGTTGCCTCTGCTTTTTCGGAAGAATTGCTCGAAAGACGTTACAGCCACGCCTTCGAGGATGTCATATTCGCTGTCAAACGAACCGGCTCTTTCTGTGCAAATATAGCAGCATTTGAAATTACCTTTTCTATATTTCCTCCTGCCTGCAAATATGTCTTTCGTCCCGAAAGTAACAAGCGACTTTTTTGAATAAGCTCTTTTCGTACAAATCGTCACTATTCATTTTTCACATTTCAGCATAATTGCGTCGCAGACATAGCAGTAATGCTGTAAAAATACGCAAAAATTGCAAAACAACTTCCCGCACCCTCTCGCTGTCACACAGCTTTGTAATATCTAAAAAAATGTAATATATTTTCGAAAATAACACTTGCATTTTTGAAATACTTCTGCTATAATATCATCGTTCCGCAAAGCTACATATATTCGGGGGTATAGCTCAGCTGGGAGAGCGCTTGAATGGCATTCAAGAGGTCAGCGGTTCGATCCCGCTTATCTCCACCAAAAACCTTGATTTCTTCGGGAATCAAGGTTTTTTCTTGTTTTTTACGTTCAGAAAATTTGATTTTCTTCAGAATTTCACACCAACATAAAAAGTACTCTCATGAATCAAGCGGAGGATCCCACTTTTGGAATCCTCCGCTTTTTATTTGGCTGTATTTACAAGCCCTTTTTAATTGTGCTTTTGAGAACAAACGCTTTAGCCGAGAGTTTCCATATATGCTGCTACGGAATCGCCGTATGTAAGCATTGCATTGACCATGTTAAGCTCATCCTCAGCCACATTGGTCTTCGCTCTCGTCTGAGCGACGTAGCTTTCGACGCTCCAATTCGTCATCTTGGAGACCGCTGTGTCACCTTCATAAAGGATGATGGTAATAACACGTCTCATTTCCTTTGCGCCGACATCATTAAATACGCCCTTGCAGAACACACCACCATTCACAGTAACAGGCAGCTCGGAGATCACGGTGCCTTTACTCGAATCGATCACTACAAACTTCATTGCGGACTCATCGGTCGGAGAGTGCACACAAGATAAATTCAGCTGCACTCTTGCACCAACCGTGATTGCCATATTAAGGCTCTTTCCATCTCCGATAGCACTTGAGTTATCCGTTGCAGAAGGAATCTCCTGCGTTGCATATGAAAGCTGCGCAGCGGTCAAATCAGCCGTAACCAAATTTCCGGTGTTATAATTCAATCGAATCTGAGCTGCCGCACCGTATTTCAGCATATCAACTGCCATCGTCTTCAGCTCAGCACTGGAAGCTGCAGCATCGATCTTACCAACCAAGAAATTCTTAATGGAATCAACGGTAGTGTTACCGTAGTAGATGGTACCATTTTCTGCCACTGCGTAAAGCGTGGTGGAGAAGTTATCGCCCATTTCCTTGGCGTTGATGCCCTTATAGGTAACCTGATACATCAAAGCCTCACCGGTGCTCGGATTGACCTTAGCGGTCATCGGCTCGCGATCGGAAGTCAAGCCGTAGATCGTCGTAACGGCTTCACCGCCTGCAACATCCTTTTTAACCTCCAGATAGAAGTCCTTGTAGGAGTTGACATCATCTCCCATGATATTATAGGTAACGGTCATTTCTACGCCAACAGAAATACTCATGGTAAACTTCAGGGAAGGCTCCGGCGCATATTCAGGTGTTGCATTTTCAGCAGCACCACAGATGCAAGTGCCGTCTGTGTAGGTATGCGCTTCGCTCACATTATAATTGCAGCCGTTTGCGCAGGTGATGGTATGCGTTGCAGTTCCTGTATTGTTATAGACATAGCTATGTCCGGTGGGTGCAACAATGACATAGTCAGAGGGGAGCTCATAGGTGCATGCGGCATCAAGGAAGATCTTACCGCAGTTCGAGCATTTATAATGAGCCATAGCACCATTTTCAGTGCAGGTTGCACTGCTTGCTGCAACGAAGACGGACGCATGATCTACGGAAGGGATCACTTCAGTCTTCTGAGCGGGGCAAGTCGTGCAGGTGTAAACAGTAACGCCGTCCACACCGCAGGAAGGCTGCGTTGTGATCACGCCATCATTCCATGTGTGATTCTCTACGACTGAATAGTCGCAGGTCGAGCAGCCGATGGTATGAGTATCACCGTTATCCGTATAGGTATAAGCATGACCAACGGAAGGCACATAATCCGTCGTATAGCTATCACCGCAGAGTGAGCATTTGTACTCCGTAAGACCAACCGAGGAGCAAGTCGGTGCGATAACAGTTGCGATATAGTCGTGCTCGCCGGTTGCCTCGATGTAATCAGATTCATAGCTGTAACTGCATTCCAGGCAGGTATATTTCGTATAACCCTGCTCTGTGCAAGTCGGCGCAACGACACTGGCGATGTAGTCATGCTCACCTGTCGCAGCAACGAAATCAGAATTATAGGTATAATCGCATACCAAGCAGGTATACTTTGTATAGCCCTGTGTTGCACAGGTTGCATCCACAACACTTGCGATATAATCATGCTCGCCTGTCGGTTCCGTGTAATCTGACTCGTATCCCTCACCGCAAATCAAGCACTTATAATGTGTGTAGCCACGATCGCCGCAGGTCGGCTCAATTACTGTTGCAGCATAGTCATGCTCCAATGCGGGGATCGGCTCGGTATAACTGGTACCACAGCCTGTGCAGGTGTAGGTCATGACACCGTCTGCGGCACAGGTAGCCGCTGTCGTGATCACACCATCATTGTAGGTATGACCTCCGGAAGCGATAATCTCTGTATAGCTGTCGCCGCACGCAGAGCAGGTAAAGGTGATCACGCCCTCGGACGTGCAGGTCGCCTGCGTGGTGACCTCGGCAATATAATCATGCTCGCCCACAGACACATAATCGGAAATATAGCTGTCATTGCATGCCAGACAGGTATAGGTGGTGTAGCCCTGGGCAACGCAGGTCGGCGCAGTGACGCTTGCAACGTAGTCGTGACCAAAAGCTTCAATCACGGAACTACTCAGAATTTCACCACACAGATCACAAATTTCCTCTGTATAGCCACTGGCTACACAGGATGCCTCCTCAGTCGTCGTCGTGGTCGAGGTATGCGGACAAGTCTCACTAAATACGGTAGTGTAGGTCTTCGCAGCGCTGCCGGAAGCTACATAGAGCTGCACCGGCATCTGGTTCGCATTATCTGCTGCATAGCAAGCAAACAGGTTTGAAGACTTATTATATCGGATCGTATTTCTGGTGTAGCTGCCCTGTGCCGTCAGCGTAATAGAGCTGTCAGCCAAATCGACTGTATAAAGCCATGTGCTGTTTTCATCCACTGCAGAGCCGACACGAAGATAGTTGCCGGTGGAAGATGCTGCACGCAAATAGCCTTGATCATCCTTCAAGGAAATCTGTGTCGTATCGGCAGAGCCGTTGATGCCCCAACCGATGGTAAAGACAGCAACTGCGCTGTTCGCTGCCAAAGAAATCGTATTGTCAGAAGACTTTGTAATTTCCGCAGGCGCTCTGTTGTTCGTATTCTGCGTGGTAGAAATTGCGTAGTCATAATCCTTGGCAACAATGATCGCCTGTGTATCGGCGCTCAAAGGCTCAGTGCCATCATAGAGCGTAAATATTGTGCCTGCGCCGGTATATGCATACAGCGCATAAAGGGTCATGTCGCTCTCGATCGCATAAGAAGTATTCGTTTTATAATAGTTCGGAGCACTCACGGAATCTTGCACGATTTCCGTAGTCCAGCCGACAAACACAGCGTTGTAATAGTTATTATTCGGTGTACCTGTCGGGACAGGGAACGTTGCCGCAGAACCCACGATCGGTTCAACAGCATCCACGCCCGCAGGAACAACGAAAGTCACAGTATACTCAGAAATCTCTGTGTAGCCGCATTCCGGACAAGCCCCGATCGAAAGATCGCAATCCTCAACGCCGGAATAGTCACAGTTGGCGCAAGCAAAGTTATGCGTGCCGTCATCGTTGGTGGTATAGGTCAGCTCGTGCAGGCATTCTTCCTCGTAGCCGCAATCCGGGCACGGACCATCAGAAAGATCGCAATCCTCAACGCCGGAATAATCACAGTTTGCACAAGCGAAGTTATGCGTGCCGTCTTCGTTGGTAGAGAAGGTCATTTCATCATGCAGGCATTCTTCCTCATAGCCACAATCCGGACACGGACCATCGGCAAGATTGCAATCCTCAGTACCCGTGTAGCCGCAAATCAAGCATTCAACGCTATGGGTGCCGTCACCATTTGCAGAATATTCAAACTCATGCAGGCAATCATTCTCCGAAAACTCGGTGGTATAGATCGTTGTACCTGTGCCGGCAGAGGTCTGAATATAAAGCTGCACGCCATACTGTGAATTTTCTGCAGCATAGCAAGCAAAAATGGTGGAGGATTTGTTATAGCGCATCGTGTTTCTGGTATAACTGCCCTGTGCCGTCAATGTAAGCTCATTGGTCGTCGTATCCAAAACATATGCCCAGGAGCTATTCTCGTTCAAGGTCTCCGACGTACGCAGATAGTTGCCGGAAGAGGATGCAGAAGTCAGATAGCCTGTTTCCGTTGCAAACGAGATCACCGAAGGCTCGGAGCTGCCATTGACACCGTAACCGATCGTAAGAATCTGCACGCTATCGGCTGATGTGAGAGAAATGGCATTGCCATTCTTCACAATTGCAGCAACGCCACGGTTGTTGGAGTTCTGCGTTGTCGAAAGCGCATAGTCATAGTCCATGGCAACAATGATCGCCTTGTCTCCTACAGAAATCTCGCTTGAACCATCATAGAGCGTAAAGACGGAGCCGCTACCACCGCTGGTGTAGGAATACAGCGCATAAAGCGTGAGATCCTCAGACAGTGCATAACTGTCAGAAGTATTGTAAATCGCAGGAGCAACTTCAGAGTTGGAAATCGAAGCATCGGTCCAACCGATAAAAGTTGCATTGTTATAATCATAAGCCGGCGTACCGCTCGGGGTCGGCAATACGATCTCGGAACCTGTGATCGGGTCGATCGCATTCACACCCTCCGGAACAACAAAGCTTACGGTATACTCGACGACATCGGTATAGCCACAATCAGGACATGCCCCATCTGTGAGATTGCAATCCGATTCCTCGGTGTAGCCGCAATCGCCGCAGGTTGCGGTATGCGTACCGTCACCATTGGAGGAATATGTAAAGATGTGCTCGCAAGCCGCTTCAAACTCAGTAGTGTAGATCACGCCGCTCTGCGATGTCAGCAGATAAAGCTGGATCTCACGAAGGCTTGCATTGTCCGCTGCGTAGCATGCAAACAGCGGTGGGTTGTTGCTCGCATTGTAGCGAATGGTGTTTCTTGTATACTCACCCTGCGCTGTCAGTGTCACAGCATAGGTGCTCGAATCCATGGAGAATGCCCAGGTGCTGTTCTCATCCAGCTCAGCTTCTGTATGAAGCAGATTCTTGCTGGAAGACGCACTTGAAAAAATAGCCGGAGCCGTCATTCAAAGAATACTGCGAGGCTTCAGTGCTGCCGTTGATCCCATAGCCGATGGAGAATTCAGCAACATTATCTGTCGAAGAAACGGTAATGGTGTTATCAGACTTAGTGATGGCTTCGGATGCACGGTTGTTATTGTTCTGCGTTCTCGACATCGCATAGTCGAAATCACGGGCAACGATGATCGCCTTATCCCCTGCCGCAAGCTCGGATGAGCCGTCATAAAGTGTGTAAGTCGAGCTTTCCGCATAGGAATAAAGCGCATGCAGAGAAACATCGCCGGGGATATAATAGGTCTTTGTAGTGTTATAGATCGTCGGAGCTGTCGAGGAATTATCGACCGCAGTAACTACCCAGCCGACAAAGGTCGCATTGTTGGGATTGACGCTCGGCGTACCTGTCGGCACGGGCAGAGTGATCTGCGAGCAGACGATCGGATCGATCGGATCCACGCCATCGGGGACGCTGAATGTGACGGTGTGATCACCGGTATATCCGCAGGTAGAGCAGGTGCCGTTAGACATGGTGCAATCAAAGCTCTCACTGTAACTACAGCCCGATGTACAATAACGTATATGGGTTCCGTCATATTGGCAGGCATATGCATAAGTATGCGGACAATTTGCTCTATAAACATGGAAGTAGCAAGAGCCCTTGCTTGAAGAAGATGCAGTGCAGAAGATCGGGTAGTCATTGCTGCCAAGCGTTGTCAGATCCGTTCTCAAAGATAAGACATTGCCATTTTCAGAGGTGAAAACAAACTGATCCTCCGAATCCTCCGACGCTGTCCAGGTATGAGCGGTCGTGCTAAGCTCCAGACCGTAGCCGGTACTGTCTGTGGTATCTGTCAAATAGTTGCCGTTCGAGTCCTGAATCGTAAACTTTCCACCGGAATAAGTAACTGTCCATGCAAGACCCGACCCTGCGGTAATTACCTGCGGTGTGCTTGTAAAGGTTGCAGGGCTTGACAGCATACCCGCAATACCGTTGCCGTCCGAGCTGGTCAGCAAAGCATAATGCGTGTAGGTCTCATCGTCCTCAGCCGCATCGGTAATAAGAACATAAGTATCACTACCAAAGTCCGCAGCACTGTCGATCTTGTAATACGTCGCGCTGTCACGACGAGGACCGCCAGTTCTGGCGGCAAAGGATGTTCCGCCGTCATTGATGATAGGCTCATTGACAGCTTCCTTGATTTGCGCAGGCTCTGTTGCAAACGCAGCCGTCGGAAGCACCGACAGGAGCATCGCAAGAACCAGCACAAGGGAGAAAAAACGATGCATGTAGTTTTTCAT